ACCATTTGAAAAAGATTCAAATGACATTCCATTCGCCATTGGTAAATCTACAACTCTTACACCTATTGGGCATTTAAGAATTGTTGAAACTTCTGCAGAATTAGTTGCATTTGCTGCAACTACCCATCTATTCCATTTTTCATTTGGTAATAACTCCCAAAGAAATGGTAGATCAGGATCGTCATTAATGAATATTATTTTACCAGAATGTGATTTAATTAGTTCAACTGTTTTGTCCCAATCTTTTTTATAGAATTGTAAATTTGTTCCACCAAATTCTAATATAAGTATATCACAATTTGTGTATGTATCAACAGATGTAAATCCATCTGCTGCTGTTGCTTCTGTTGGTGTTGAAAAAGGAATTATTGAATAACCAGATGCGAATAAGTTCTTAAAGAGTGCAATTCTTTTTTCTACCCATGCGCCACGAACACCAGATTCTTTATTTGTTAATCCTATCTTACCAGATACTCTCCGATAACCAAGTTTTAATCCCTTGTTTGAAGAATTAGCAGTATAATACCAATCTAGTGCTCGTTCCTCTCCTAAAAATTCATGGAGAGACATGGTTAAAAAAATGCTTCAAGTGAAGATTTATTTGCTTCAGGATGGTATTTGTATAATATTTCTTTACCTAATTTAGATGTTAGATAATCATACCATTCTTGATCTTTCCACATATTTTCTGAAACTCCATTCCAAAGTTCTCTTTGTAATGGATGGTCTTTATTTCTACGTCTATCCTCAACGTAATTTTTTCTTGTTAATTCATAATTCCAAGAGCCAAGTTCTAGCATCTTTTCTCTGAAATAACAAACAAAAGAAATACGTTCTGCTTCAGGATCTTCAACAGTCATTTCAGTATTCCCATGAATACCCTCGTGATTGTTAATTAATAATAAATCTCCTGGACGTATATTTACAGCAACTTTGTATTCTGGCAGTACTAGATAACCTCCTTTGTACTTACCATTGTTTGATACTACTGTAAGATTACTGAATCCTTCATTTAAATCACCAGCATCTCTATGTGCTGCTGTTCTAAAAGTTTTATTTACAGTCGCTGTAGTAAATACAGTTCCTGGAATAATAAACTTTGGATCCATTTTATCACATGCTTCTTTTTGTTTCGCAAAACGTTCAGGCAGTAATTGTTTAAAACCATCTGAAAGTTTTTGTAAGAATGGGAACCCCATAGCAAATTTCTCAGGATTCTTTTCAGTGAAAGATGTTGCTCTTCCATAAGGAATACGAGGATATCTATCAAAATATCCAGCAATACCAGACCACACTGCTTGTGCGTATGAAGTTGTTGAAGTCAATTTAGACTTTACTCTTATTGCTTCTTTTACTATTTCATCACGAGGTAATGATTTTATTTCATTTAACCACTCTTCAAAGATAAATCCTTCATCAGTGACTTTATTCTTAAGCCAAACAGATCCTCTGTTTCCTGCTGCTGTTTTATCTTTGTTTTTATATTTTTCTGTGATTGTTGTTATAGGATTAGAACCATCAAGTGTAGTTTCATACTTAGATAATGCTTCAAGCATTTCTTCTTGATATTCCGTCACCCAGTCACGACCACCAAGTTTTGAACCTTTTGGTCCTGCTGCTATGCCACGATTTTGTGTTTCGACTGCTGCTTCTCGAAGACCTTTATATGCTAAGTCTTGTTGCTCTTTCGTAAACCAATTTTTTCTAAATTTAAACAGAATGTTTTTCTCGCTGTTTATCCCATCTACAGATGGAGCATAGAAATCACAATCATATTCCACCAAAGTGTCATAGTGTGAATGATCTACAAAAGTCGCAAGCAAATGCTCACAATCAACTTTAGTTGCTGCGGTTATCACTTTTGTTGTCATCTTTTTTCCTTTATGTTATTCATCGAATTTAAACGATGATGTTGTTTCTGCCTTTATTCTTTCACCTATATTTCCTTTATCAAATACAGGTGTAGAATCTCCTGCGTCAGCTAGTGCCATATGTCTTTTCATATGTTCTGTTTCAAGATTATAGACTTTCATCTTGTTTCTTTCAACACCAACGACAAATCTTTTATAATAATTAGGATCGTTATAACGATTCTTTAATTGTTTTACACTTGCTATTCCTTCTTTAATCATATCTTCAGTAGCAATAATCGCAAACATAAAGTCAGCTGTTGCTGGAAGACCGAATGATTCAGAAGTATCTTCTAATCCTAAATCAGAAGAAGTAAATCCTTGTCTTGTTGTTTGAGTAGCAGTCATTATAGGTAAATCATATTGTACTGCTAGTCCTCTTAATTCCTCTGCTATGCTCTTAATAACAGTGTAAGAATTATTATTTCCACCATATTTTAATCTAGCAGAAACACATAGATTTAAATAATCCACGTAAATAACATCTGGTTTAAAATCTTTTTTCATTTTTAGTTCATCAAGTAATGATCTAAAATGACCAACATGGGCTGTTGCTGTAGGAAACTCTTTTATAACAAGTTTTCCTTTAGTTTTTTCTTTTACTCTATCAACACGTAAAGTAAAATCTATTTTCTCTAGGATTTTTAACTCATCCATAGTGACATTTAATAAGTTTGCATCAATACGTTCAGCAATCTTTTCTTCAGACATCTCTAGAGTTATATAGAGTACATTAAGATTATTCATTAAATTTGCTGATGCAAAATGACATAAGAATAAAGATTTACCAACTCCTGTTCCTGCTAAGGCAACATTCAAAGTTTTATTACTTACACCACCACGTGTAATAGTATTAAACAAATCTATATCAAATGGTATTTTTTCTTCTGTACGTTTATAGAAATCAAAACGATCGTCTGCATTTTCAAGATAATCATGACCAACTGATTTGTCAAAAGAAACTGAAAGTGCATCAGATAATAAAGAAGGAATACTATCTTGTTTTCTTACTTTATCACGACCATCTATAATTTTAATACTATCCATAATAGAATTATAGACAGCTTTATCTTTACAGAATTTTTCAGTTGCGTCAACTAACCACTTAGAATTTATATCTTCTTTATTCTTTAATTCTTTCGTATAAGCTTGTGCTTGTTGATAATCAGTTTCAAATAAAGTTTTATCATTACCAAGTTCAATATCAATAACTTCAACTGTAGCTGGTTTATTAAATTTAATAAAAAACTTTAGTATTTGACTAGCAATTGCTCTTTCAATTTTATCTTGAAAATATTCTTCACGTAAATGTGGTACAACTTTACGAGCATAATCCTCGTCATGAAGTAAATTTTTAAGTATTGTTGTTTCTATTCTCATCAGTTTTAGTTTTTTTTGTATATGCTTCCATTTCTTCGCTACCACCTCTAAACAAAATAGTTTTATTTCTAGCTTGTTCTTCTATACAAGCCATAAGAAAGTCTCCTAGATGTCTTTCAAGTAATTGCTTACTTTCTGGTATCTCTACATTAAATGGATGTAATGATTTTTCTACATTAGCATCATACTCGTAGAATAATTTAATATTACCATCTGTTTGATTTTCAAATGATACTTTACCAAATGATGCAACTACGTTTTCAAGTATTCCATTTTTAAATCTAATTTCATTAGATCCATACTTACCTTTATTTTCTAAAGTTTCATATGGTGGTACTCTTACTGGTTGTGATTTAAGATACTCATCCCTTGCTGCTTCATATAATTCTTTAGATTGATATGAGTCAGGATTAATAAAAGGAAATAAATTTTCCCTCGTAGCAGGTATTTCCGTATTATTCGGATTTTGTTTTTGTTTTTCGTCCACCATCTTTTTTATCTTCTGGTTGTATTTCACTTACTTTATCTGATAGTTCGATAGTAGATCCATATTTGAATGCTTTTTGAGTATATTCATTTATTCTATCTAATATTTCTTTTGTAAAATACTTTTCAGGATCTTCTTTAATAGCTTTACCAAATACTTTGGTTCCACCAATATCAATTCTACCACCCTCATCTTTCCATATACCAGCATCAACTGCAACGTCAATTAATCCATAGTATCTGTCA